AACCGGCGCAAGAAAGAAAACCGATTGAGCCAATTCCAGCTCAGCCATCCGTCCAACTTCCACAGGCACTTGTTCAGAACCCACAACAGCAACAAATTATAACCCGCCAACCACAACAACCGAGGCTTGCCGCACAGGCTATAAGCACAATGAATCAAACGGCAAACCAAAGCAACATGGGTCTTGGAGATAGAATTTCAACAAACAGAAGAACCAGACAAAATGCAAACAACGCAATTAGCCAAAGAGTAAAAGACGGTTCAATGACACGGCAACAGGCGAGGGACGATAAAAGACTTATGAAAAATGCAGAAAAGGCATTAAGAAATGGACAACAAGCATCTAATAATCAATAAATTTTAAAAATCATGAAACTTGAATTAAACGAAGCAACATTGAACGCCTACATCACCGAAGCAATAAATGAAGAGCTTGACGAATTCATGCGCAATAATCCAAAAAGTAGAAAATGGGGTTATAAATGGGATGACAGTCTTTCATGGAGTGAAAACCGTAGGCGTAGAAAAGAACAAATACAAAAGATTAAAGATGCTGGTTACAGAAACTATGAAGATTACGAAGCTGGTGAAGCAATTCGTAATCCGGTCCAACCAGGCCCTCAAGGCGACAATACTCCTGAAGGTAGTTCTCCAATACCTACCCCAGAAACTAAACCGGCTGTAACATATCCAAGCGAATATCCATATAAAAACGATAGAACAGTAACCGGAAAATATAAAACGGGTCAGTTCCAAACTTGGTTTAATCTTCCTCCGGAGAAGGGCGGCATGGGTGGCAATCTGGTCGTTGATGGCATATGGGGCAAGAATACTGAAGCAGCATATCAACAATGGCTTCAAAAAGTACAGCCTTCAACAACACCTCCAACCGGCGCATAAAAAATTAACCCTGGGTTAACCCAGGGTTTTTTGTTTATTCGTAGTATCTCTTTCCAGCTTCCAGCTGTCTGGGCTCCGCAAATGAAGAAATTCTCTTGAGGTAACCAATAACTCTTGTCAGATAGTCAAGGTTCGTGCTTCCGCAACGAGGGCACTTGTCAAGAGTGTGCTTTGAGATGTATCCGCAGTCGTTGCAAACCGTATTCTTTACATTGAAAGTAAAGTAGTTGCAACCATTAGCAGCAGCCACATTCATAAGCTGGCGATACTGTGCCTTTGAAAGATGTTCATGAAGATTTGCGTGAAGGGCCGAGCCGCCATCAAGATACTTAACATACTCGTTTCCGTGCAATTCCATCTTCTGGAGAACCGACAGACTCGTATCTTCCGGATTGTAAAAATATGAGCTGTAAAGGTTCCTGTTCGGACTTACCCAGTATCCATCCTTCTTGTCCCACTTGTAGTTCTTTGCAGCAAGATTTTCAGCAGGCACAAACTCAGTATTGAACATGCAGTCACGGGTCTTATCCTTGCGGTTCTCAATGTTAATGGTTTCAAGGATATTATTGACAAACTCACGATATTCCTCATTAGGACCAACCTTGATTCCTAAGAATTCAGCTGCATCAGTAATTCCGTTAACGCCAACAGTAAGATATTGCTTCCTCATGTCAATGAAACCGGCATTATAAACGTCCAGCATACCTGCCTTAAGGAAATCCTTGATGGTCTCGTTGAAAGCTGTCTGGTATTTGTGGATTCGGCTCGTCATTTCACGGATGTCGTCCCTGATGTACTTGTAAAGCTCTTCCTTATCGTAGGTAAGACCTTGCTCAGGTACATTCTTACCATCCTCAACAGAAATATCCCTGTCATCAAAGTAACTTCTCGCCGCATCTTGAACGAGTCTCGGCAGGTTCATTGACATAACTGACTTGGAACCGGTTGAAACTGACGCAGTACCCATTGAATACTGATGTGTAGTGTGGTTGTGGTCCTCGTCGGCGTTGTCAAGGTCTTTTAAGGAGTTACGGAGTCTGCAGCAAGACGAAAGACTGTCCGGGCTATCAGAAAGGTAGCAGAAGAAACTATGGCCCTCAGACCACATTTCAGCGGTGAAGTCTGCATAATCCTGGTCAACGAAGTCATTTCCTCCGTTTGTGAGAAGTGCCATTGTCTCAACCGGGAATGTGAGGATATACTTCTCGCGTTCCTTGTTAAACCACTTCATAAAGTGCTTCTGAAGCCATGAAAGGGTCTCCCACTTCGGCTTGGAACCATCAGGGAACTTGAAATCACCAAATACACCCTCAAAATAAGGCTTATCAAAGTACGAAATGTTCCAGAATACGGTCTGATAACCACGATTACCGGCTGGCATGTTCATTGAGTGTACGACCTGCTGGAATGCGTTGTCAATAACCTTAACGAGTGTCCTTTTCTTTGATGTAAGGTCAACTACGTCATCAAGGTGGTCAAGATAATCATCGCCATAATCCTTTCGGATGAAATAATCCATGTACATAAGAAATTCCGGGGTCGCTACTGCTCCCATGAACTGTGATGAAACAGAATAGACCAAGTTGATGAACTCTCCGCAGAATGATTTCAGGTCGGTCGGGGCTACTGATACACCACCGAGCTTTTTGAGGCCATCTTCAAGGAATGGATACATTGTAATTGCTACACAATACGGGTATCCAGGGGTTCCAGACTCGTCATGTTTGTATAGGACATGGCTTTTAAGGTCTTCAAGATACTGTTCAGCCAACTTTTTGCTGTACATCTTACGAATCTTGTCCGTAAGGATATAGCGGTTCTGCTTAATGTTGTTCTCTTTGTAAAGTTCCTGACCGAGTGTAACGATATTCTTGTTCGTCACATTGGCATTGGAGTCAAATTTTGAACCGGTGGCGGCGTTTGAAGCATTGATGTACTCCGTAATGAAGTCTTGCTTCTTACGTAAGTCCTTATTGTCATCATTATTTTCAATATAGGCCTTGGCAACTTTCTTGTTTATGGACATAAGGGCTTCTTCTACCTGTCTTCGTATTTCAGACGTTGCTATCCCCTCATAAATGAAGAGGCCGTTAACGATACTATCAAGAATTACATCTTCGCATTTTTCTCCTGCGGTCTTATAGGCCTCGCAAATCCCGTTCTTTACTTTATCACGACTGAACTCTTCCCGAGCTCCATTACTTTTTCTTACTTCCATATATTGTTCTTTGTTTATAATTTATCTATCTTTTCCGGCGGTAGGTAAAGATAAATATTCATCACTTAGCTATTAAAAAACAAAAATTTCTTGCCAACACGGAAGTGACTGTGTGTCAGCAAGAAAAATTTGCAAATAATTTTCAGTCCATTTTTCCACTACCCAAAGTTAATCACGTTCCGTTCTCCGTCGTCCGCAACTGTCTGACCTTTAAGGACTTCGCCTGTCGTTTTATCAACGTAGACCTCTTCCTTTGGCTTATGGACGGCATCATACGCCCTCTGGTATAGCTCATTGACACCATTTCGGTAATTCTGTTCTTTGAGTCTTTCGGCTTCCTCGGACCACTTCTTTTCCGAATTGTCAAATTCCGATACCTCATCACATGATATGGTACTTGTTCCGTTATCAAACCTGATGTTATGGAACACTATACCTGACTTACCTGAACGGTTTTTAAGTACCGCAAGGGTTGCACGGCTGTTGTCAATATCTTCAAGTGACCTGGCAATGGAGATAACCACATGGGCCGCTTGGACTTTAATGATAGAACCACCGGCCTGATTCATTGTTACGACATCCGGACTTGTGATACTGTCCTTATTACCCTGTGTAGGAACCCATATCGCTATGTCAAGTTCCTTTGCGAGATTTTCAATCTTTCGGATAGTATCTCCCTGTCGCTTCCACTCAGAATCGGTGCTGTAACCGGATTTCTCAGGCAACAAGCATTCAAAATAGTCAATAATTACAAGGTCTGGCTTCCAACCGGTATTTATTAGTCTCTTGATGAAGATACCGATATCGGTTGCTGACTTTGTGTGTGTCAGAAAAGGCTTAAGCCTCAAATTCTTCTGAAGCATCTCCTTTCCCTCGTAGTGGTCAAGCGTTTCCCTGATTTCGGCTATCTGTGCGCGGTCTTTTGTGAGGTTTCTGGCCTCAACACCAGAAATCTTTGAAAAGTGCTTACGTGCAATATCAACATCATCGTCCTCAAAATAAATCTGCAACACCTTGTAACCCTCATTGTTATTAAGGTCACACCTATAAGTTGCGGCATATGAAGCAATGCAGGTTGAAAACGTACTCTTACCGAAACCGGCAGAACCAATGATAAGTCCGATTTTCTTCTTTTCAAGACCACCGTTCAACGCATCGTCAAGTTTACTGATTCCCGTAGGGATTGGAACTTTGAACTCCTGCGAGAGAGCCTTATCTTCCAAATCATACGGAGAAAAGCCAAATTCATCCTCATTACCGGCCAACGACGCATCGTCCAGTAATTTCTGGCATTCATCATAACGGTCAATATCTCCGTTACCGGCAATTTCAAGGATTTTGTTCGCTACCTTGATGAGATTCTGTTGCTTGAAGAACTTCAACGCATTCTCTTTAACAAGAGTATAGCCTTCAAGAGAAGTTTTGAAATGGAGCTTGTCAATAAGGTCCGTCCACTCTTGGAGTTCATTTGTCGTCTTGGCCTTGGACTTGAGTGCTATCCCCATCGTTTCATACGAGGGGACAACACTCTCTTTGAAATAATAGTCCTTTAGGGTTCCGACAAAGGTACGCAGCAAGCTGTCGGTAAATGCGTTTTGTTCAACAATTGTTGATATCTCACTGAAAAAATGGGGCTCTTCAATAAAGCACTTGGCCAACTTATACTGGAAATCAATATCCAGATAACCAAGATTACTTTTATCAATCGCTTTTCCCATATCTCAATTAGATGACTTTCTTGCTTGCTGATTTGTTGTTATAAATGAGGGTCTTCCCGGACACTTCGTCACGGTATTCCTCGCTGATGGTGTAGGCAGAATCATCGCTATCACTGCAAGTGTAGCAAATCTCCTTAACCAGCTTCCAGACGAGGTCGCTACGCCCCTCTACGAGCTTATAGAGGATATACTGCTCAAAACCAACACGATAGATTTCGTCAGCATCAAGCTTACCCCTCTTGTTGGATAGGTCAATTGAATTACGGACAAAGCGAGGGTATACGCCAACCCATGTGGTGGAACAAACCTCACGGCCATAATCCAGGAACGCAAACTTATAGGTCACATAATCATCATTGGTAAGCGACTCAGAGAACTCGCCATCCTCAAACTTGAATGTGAGGGGAACAAGCTTGTCAACCCCGTTCCAAGCAAAATCGTGGTCCTTTTCATCCCGGATAACGACACCCTCACCACGAATAAGGGAATCACGGTTCTTCTCGTTTTCAATGTACTTTTCAAACTCATCCATGGTCTTGAAAATCCTCGGAGCGAAAATTTCAAGATAGATGAGGGACTTGGACTTGAGGTCGTTGTCAACCATCTCGGCACAACCACGAATCGTGTCCATAAGTTCATTGGACTTGAGTGAAATTGGATTGAAATTACCAATCCTGAAATAACGCTGGCAAATAATGTCGTCGCCAACGGTTAGTCTGAACTCAAAGCGCTCCTTAAATGCGAGGGCCTGCTCAAACTGCTTTTTAACTTCTGCCATTCTTGCAAAAAATTAAAGGTTAAACATAAAAAACTATAATATTGTGTGTGTTAAAAACTATAATATTGTGTGTGTTTCGTAATACTAATATACAAAAATGTTCCTGGGATAACAACTTATTTAGACATTTCTTTCTTAAATCTTTTAACCTCCTTGTCAATCAGCGGTTTATAAGGTTCAAAGAAGAATGCAAACCTGTCGGAATCAGAAAGCTCGTCAATTCCATCTTCCAACATATAGGAATACAGGTTTTCAAACGACCTTCCTTCCGGGTCCTGTACATTGTGCATCATCTCCTTGAGCTCTTCCTCGGCATCGGGAGTAAGAAGCGGATGTTCCAGGCTGATAATCTTTTCGTTAATCTCGTAGAAGTCGCCGGGATACGCCGTTCTTGACACACCATTAACGATGTTTTCCTGCCATTTAAGAGGTTTTTTCTTCTGGCTGATACGTTCCTCCACTTTTTCCTTCGCACGCTCCCTGACCTCGTTTATGGCCACAGGACGGGTAAGAATCTCCGGCATCAGTTCCGCTAGTCTTGTCTCTGAAACACCGTCAATGTTTCCGATATTGTCAGACTTATCGCCACAGAAAACTTTCTTCAATACGACATTCTGATACGGATAGCCTTTCAGTCTTATGAAATTCTCGCTTGAATAGAATTTCTTCTTGATGTTGTTATAAACACAAACACTTTCGCTGATAAGTTGGGTAAGGTCTTCGTCGGCGCTCATGATTACCACCTTTTCGTTTTGCAGTTTGTGGTGTACATAATATGATATAAGGTCATCGCCCTCGGTCTTCTCGTCAATCATCCACCTGATGTAAAGCTCGTTAAAATACTTGCACAGAAGGTCTCTCTCGCGGTCAAAGTTTTCCTTAACAATTTTCTCAGCCGGTGTAAGCTCCTTGACTGGCTTCTCTTTCTTCTTGTAGATATGGTTCTGCATCTGAGCAAGATATGCATTATATTCCTTCATATAATCGCTCATGTTGGAGTGTTCGGCATAGTCCTTATCCCTGTTTGCCTTGTACGGCGGATATATCTCATAACGAAGAATACCGGAATCATGTGCATCAAAGAATACATATACATAGTCAAAGTCCTTTTTCTGCATAATCATTCGCAGCTGCAGCAAGAACTGGAACACACCACCATAGTGTATTCCGTTTGTATTCAATCTATTATCCTTGAATGACTGGCGAAGAAGTGAGCCGCCATCTACGAGTAATGTGTATATTGATTCAACACCTGCATTCGGGTGTGCTTCTTTTATCTGTTGTCTTACCGGTTGTCCCATATAGATATTATACAAAAAATAAACGGGAAGAACAAGTCCTCCCGTTTATCTTACTCATCAAAGTTGTCCTCTTCCTCAAAGGAAACGTTTGAAGTATCTGCAGCTTTGATTTCCTCGTTCCCAAGAGCCTCGGCCATTCTCGCCATAATCTCAGGAATGTAGGTCTTCTTGTATGCGTCCAGTTCCTTTTCGCCACAAAGTCCGTTATGCACACAGCAGATTGTTCCGGCATATGTGACATTGAACGGTGTCGGTAACTGGTTCTTGGCGATTGAAATCTTGCTTACCACACCATACTGATAATCGTTACCCTTGAACGTTGCCTTGAGCCTCTTCGTACCGGCCTTTGCGACGCCACCGACATGGAGCAGAAGCCTCATCGCGTAGAAGAATGATTTACCACCCTTGTTTTCAATGGAAGCGGCTCCACCAACGGAGTTCATGGAATCAAGCCAAATCTTATTGACAACGAAGAACGTGTTGGTGTATTCAGAATTCTGTGACCTTGACCCTGGAATTCGTGCATTGATTATGTTATTGAACGCCACCGACAAGGCACCAGCGTCAAACATGTTGTTACCGGCCTTGCTCGTGTAAGACTTCCAGGAACCGATACTACCAACGGAGTCCCAAACGAACAGAAGCGGCATCGGAAGTTCACCGGCTTCCTGCTTGTCAATAAGGTCGTTTATAATGTAAGCAATATCCTCAATGACGGCGACAGTCCTCTTCGTTGACTTTTTCGTGCCGGTTGAATAGTCCATGTCTCCACAGTAGTCGCAGATAGCCGCGTTGTTGAAAAGGATGAAATTACCCTCGTAGTCGGTAACCCTTTCCTCTCCAGTTTCCTCGTCAACGCCCATGACCGGGGTAGCTTCCATACCACAGTCAATGGCATATTTGAAATCAAAGTTACCCTCGGTTTCAAATATGATTGGAAGAATACCCTGTTTCTGGGCAGCAGCAATGAGACAGTTCTTGATTGTGGACTTACCGGTATCGGACCATCCACGAACACCACTCATATAACCCGCCGGAATGCCAGGAATATGCAGAGCATCCTGGAAAGCCTTAGGCATGATAATCCACTCCATAGGCTTGTCAGCAACAGGGGCACTTGAAATTTTCTTCTTGAACGCCCCGATATCAAATTTCTTGATTTCCTTTTTCTTTAATGGTTGTGCCATATTAAGTTTTCATATTATCCTTTATTTTCTTTAAGCATTTTGATTGCCTCTTCAACTTTCTCCGTGAGGCTTTCAATTTTCTTTCTTGTTTCTTCGTACTGTTCCTCGGTCAAAAGTACAGGATTTATACATTCAACTCTCGTTTCTGAATCTCTGGTCGGAATAATCAAAGTGTTAACAGACTCATCGTATCTGACACGTTCTGAAACCTCTCCCAAAACTTCTGAAACGGTTGAACACCATCCAAACTCGCCTATATTAATATAGACTATGATGAAAAGTTTATCTTTGTCCAACATATTATTAATTTTTTCCTGTACTTCCAAATCCACCGTCGCCCCTCTCGGTTTCATTCAGTTCTTCAACCTCAACAAATTCAATAGGCGTTGTAATTCCAATTTTCATCTGTGCCACCCTATCGCCAGGTTCATACTTCGGCATATTCGGCATCACGTGGTAAAAATAGGCCCAATATTCGCCTGTGTAAGGACGGTCCCCGGTCCCAACGGAATTGCAGAGTACCATTCCTGTCTTGTAAATTGAACTCCTTGGACGGAAATCAACCGACAAATTCGTTTTATGATAAGAATGAACCGGCGAAAACATTGAAAAATGGCTATCAGGCAAGTTTATTCCCTCGTTTTCATCAATCTGTAGAGCAAAACCAAGCGGATATCTATATACATTCGGTGCTACTTCCTCACAGTCACACGCATAGACATCATAACAGAAATCCTCATCGTGTACCTTTGTCGGGAGTTTAGCGTTCTCCCTTAGTTTCTTGAATTTAACTTTCATCTTCTTCGTCCTCCTTAAAAACGACACTTGTCCATGATTTGTATTTCTCTTCGTTCTCACGGTAAAGCAACTCAACTTCTTCAACCTCGTCAGAAAGTTTCATATACCCGAAGGTTTTACCATATTCCGGAGAAAAGCAGTCGCACATAATTGGATAAACCTTTTCAAACCCCAAAGTGTACATAGGAATTTCTGAAATCTCCACTACTTTGAACACCTTCTTATCATTCGGTATCATAAACACGTCACCGACTTTTAAATCTTTTACATTAATTTTCATCTTCGTTTCTCTTTCTATACATCTTATTTCCAGTCCTCTCGTAGTAGCACTTCCGGCAAAGGGCAATGTACCTGTCATCACCGCCAACTTCAACCTGGGCACCTTCCGTTACAATGTTTCCATCACTGTCAATTCGTGCATTGAACATTGTCTTGGTGTCGCATGAACAGCTTGACTTGATTTCAATAAGGTCGTCGGCAACTTCAAAGAGCCTGCGAGAGCCAGGGAACAGGTGCGTCTGGAAATCGGTCCTCAACCCAAAACACATTACATTGATTCCAAGGTTGTCTGCAATCGCTGCAAGCTGGTCAACCTGGTCCGGGGTAAGGAACTGTGCCTCATCAACGAGAATCCACTTAACTTTCGGATTGAAGAACATTTCATCCTTTTGACAGACATTTCGTACAAGGTTGAAAAGGTTAAGGTCCGGAGAAATACTTGTGCAAGTCTTATCGCCGAGTGCTCTTGAATGGATTATGCCTTCCCCATCCCTTGTATCAATCTCACTTTTGAAAATAACATATGGAATTCTCCTCTCCTCAAAATTAAATGCCGTGGCTAGTAACTGTAGTGATTTGCCACTTGACATGGACCCGTAATAGAAAAACAGTTTCTTCCTTTGTGACATATGCATTACGATAGAAAAGTTATCCCAGACTGTTAATCCGGGATAACCTTATTTTTAGAATGGCAAATCCTCATCTTCTTTCATAATCAGGGAATCAGTGAAATCCTGAGTTGGAACTTCTGGCGCTGGTTGCTCTGTTACGACCGGACCAGTTGTTACGGAAACAATCGCCTTTTCAATTTCGGCATTAGCCTCGTTGACCTGTTCGACCCGGCCCTGCTTCTTGGCATCAATCTCCTCCTTGTCAACCCACTTGCCCTGCTCTCTGTCATACCAAGGAATTTTCATCTGGCTGATAAGAGAAAGGTACTCATAAGGCTTGGTGGAGAAAACGTCCTGCCACTTCTTCTCATCATAAATCCACTTCTTCATCTGTTCCTCGTCACGGGAAAGCGGAGTGCTGATAGATGCGTCAAGAATCTGCGGAGCAGCGTTACCCTCTGTAATCGTAACATTAAGGTCACGACCATTGTAGATGTCAAGAATGTTCAATACCTGACCGGCACGCTCTCCCTCTTCCTTACGGAGTGCATAAAGCTTGAGGATTGCGTTGTACGGGTCGGTCTTGTCGCTTCTGACATTGAACTTCCAGAATTTGACACCCTCGTCTTCCTTTCCACGTTCAATACAACGAACGATGACAGCCTCCCTGCTCTTGTTGGCAATGGAGATGTCCTGGAAATTCTTCTTCTTGATGGGGTCTGTTTCCTTTACGGATTCCTGATACGCAGCTTGATTCAGCTCACAGAAAGGACACTTGGTGCCATACTTCTCATGGTCAATGTCCTTATTCTTTGAAAGACAGATGTAGGACTTGTAACCACTTTTTGATACCTCCTTAGGCACACGCACATTATGCATGTGTACCTTAACGAAAGGATTTCCGGTTTCAAGGTCCATAGGGAGAAGGCGAATCGTGAGAGTCTTGGATTTTTCGCCATTCTGTTCATCCAAACGAACATTCAGATAGTTCTTCTCGTTGAATGCATTGTGTTTTGTGTAATTGCTTGAATTATCGTTATTCACAACGATGGATTCGGGCGTAATGTTCGGTAAGTTAATTAAGTTACCCATGATGTTAAAAAATTTTAATTAAAGTTATTATTTGTTTGTATAAACTATAAGCTGTACCTCTAAAGTACAGAAAATTATCATAAAAAGCAAAAAAGGTACAAGATTTCTCCTGTACCTATAAATAGTTCAATTGTTACGTTTTATTAAAGCCCAAGCAAAGTTTTTAGGGTAGAATTTTCGTTGTCCCTCAAAGTTTTAGCAATGCTTGAGTAGTCAGTAGCATTTCTTACGTCGTCTCTTGTAATCGTGTATCTCGGCTCTCCGACACCGTTCTGGTCATCTTCCGGACTGTAGTTTTCCGGGGCATCATTTTCCATATATTCTTCCGGCGTCTCCTGGAAAGGCTTTGATTGAAGTGAACGCATAGTAAGTTTTTCAACTGATGTAGGATTTCTCTTCTCAAATTCAGATTCAAGATTTTTCATAAATTCAGCATTTGACTTCAACTCGCCCTGAAACTCACTGAACTTCTCAAGGAAACGTTCAAACTTATCAGTGAGTTGAGATATTGCGTCTTCATTTCTCTTTTGGCCATCAACAAGTTCGTCAACATCAATGACTTCCTCATCTTCTCCACCCTCTTGATTATCCGGTGTTGCCTCATCAAAACTCTCCTCTGCGGTTGCATTAGGGTCTTCATCTTTTCCGACCGGTTGAGGGTCAAAACCGGGAACACCACCAGCAGCTGCGCTAGGGTCTGCGGCTGGAGCGGCGCCAGCGGCTGCATTCGGGTCTGCACCAGGCATTCCACCAGCCATAGGGTCAGCACCAGGAGCAGCGCCTCCTGCCATAGGGTCAGCACCAGGCATTGCACCACCAGCAGCTGGGTCTGCCATTCCGGTAGCATCGTCAAGTCCGTCTCCGTTTCCGTCAACTTCCTCAATACTGTTGTCGCCACCGGTTACATATTCCATAATATAATTGAAACGCTTTGCTTCTTTGAGCAAGCCCTTTTCCTCTAAAAACTTCTTGTCCATATTAGTCATTAAGAACTTGCCTATTATCTTCGGTAAGAACAATCTTTGAACTCTCGGTTCTCTCAATAAGGCCCTTATCCTTCTTGACAACCTTTACGTGGTTAGCCGCCTTCATGTTATTCATGATTTCTTCGGCCCTGTTGATTTTCTCATCCATTTCTTCATTCAATTTCTTTGAATTATTCTTTTGGGCAACGTTTTCTTTTGCCGGTATGGCTTTTGGCTCCTGTGATTTTTCATAATTCACAGGCATACCCTTTCTCTTGTATTTTGTAACTTGTTTAATGAAAGCCATGTGTATATTTTTACTATAAATAGTATTATTTTTCTAAAACGTGAAAATAGCGGCATTTAGGAGTATAGATACGGCAAAATATAAGCACGTCCCTTTGCCTTAAACCTTATTTCTTTTGATATCTCATCGTTGTTTTTTAATAAATTAACTGTATTGCTGTTATAAACCGATGAAAATATTCTTTTCTTCGTGAATTCATTAAGATAATCACAATCCCTTAGCGACAAACCGACGACTTTATTTGTACCATTGTAATATAAGTACATCATATCTCCGGTAACATAAATTGTTTTTTGGTTATCCGAGCCAAGTGATGTCAGGAACGACTCAAACCTTTCTGGTGGAGTTAAAAGAACATCATAAAACACATATTCAAGAGACTCCACAAACTTTTTGAACGACAGGTCCTGGAACTTCTTTATATTCACCTCATATTTGTCTCTCCTTTCGTATTTTCCATAGGTCCAATAAACATTGTCGGCCACTTTCCATTCAATGATAGACGCGTCCGGATATTCAGCCTTTGTCCTTTCCCACCCGATTATTAAAGTAGGAATGTTCGGAATAAGTTTTTCCTTATCCCGGACAACATTATAAAGTTCACCCTCGTTAAAAGGCTCGTCTGTCAGTATGTTAGCGATGTATTTCATTATTCCAGTACTTAGAATCCAAAATAATGATACAATTTTTTCTGAATAAAAACAAATTACTCAATGATTATATTGTCTTCAAGGTTCGTGTCTTCATTTATTAAGAAAGATAACGGCTTTTTCGCCTCATTCATTCGCCTTACAAGATTGAACAACTCCTTATATATCGCCCTTGTTTCGTCCCTATCCGTCTTAATCTTTCCGTCCTTTGCATTATAATCGTAAAGCATAATTGGAATCGTTCCGCCAAAACTTATGTTTCCAAAACCGCCGGAATCATAGCCCAAATATTCTTCCTCCCCAGTGATTATCTCGCAAGACTTGTTTCCAAGCTGTGAGTCTTTAATGACGATATGCTTTCCGTCAGTAAAACTATAAAACTTATCATTCGGGTCACGATACTCCCTATTTGCGGTCAGATTTTCGTTTACAACACTTGCGAAACGCCCAGAAGGTAATGAGAACATCCCGGTATTTCCGGTTAGTTCAAGGTCTTCAATTCTTCCAGACATACCATACTTCCTTTCTTTCGTCATTGCATAATCAAGATAGTTGGTTATCGTTCCGTCATTATTATAAACATCAACAGAAAGGAATCCATTTATCCATTCGGGTTCAATTTCATCGCCGGACATTGAAACCCTATTGACTGTAATGATAATACTCTTTACGTCGTCAACATTTATCTTATCAAGCGGCCTGAGTGATTCATTGTCTGGGCCATCCGGAGTATTATTCGGTTCCTGATTCTTAGATGGCGGTACCTTCTGCTGCATATCTGGCTCAGGCACATCCATCTTATCGTTCTTGAATGGTACAGACGGTCTCGCTTGTCTGACACCAGTAAACATGGTTTCCATTCCTCGTGCGTTTATGTCATGATGCACATTCGTTATCAGGTAAGCCCCCTTCCACATCGCAATATTGTTCAACTGGAAATACATCAAAGGAGTTATTTGTGCATCACCCATCATTGCAACATCGCAACTGTACGAATAGTTTGAATATACCGCATACAAATCCTGTCCAAGAACCGTTGTTTCCCTTGGACCCTGGTTGTTCTGGTAAGATATCATAATCTCGTTCCTGATTGAAAAATCAGTAACCTGATGGTCTTCCATTGACAATCTGACATCCTTAAAATAGGACTGATTCTGTTTTGCAAACGTCACACCAAAACAAGGAACAACAAATCCGTTCTCGTCACCATCGGAGAACATAGGCTGTTCAACAATCTCACCCCAAGTATTTGCTATATCAAACCCGTCCGATATATAGCCGACCTTTCCCTTATCATCAGCGATATCAAGTACGGACGATTTCTGGTTTGAATATAGAACGATGAAACTTGTTTCAATTGAGTCACTTCTAGCCGCATCATTATATGTGAATGCCTTGAATACGTCTGCTATTGAATTCTGTGCATCTCCTTGCCCGGTGTATGTATTTGCTAAGCCCAACATAGTGGGAAGCGTAAGTAAAGCACAACCACCATACTCTGCCGTATTGCTGAGAATCTTCATTATTGAACGGGCCGCAAGGTTGCTTTCGTTTGTCTGTTCAGTAAAGCCGCCTTCATCACATGTCATCTTTGTAAACTTTGAAAGGTTCGGTCTGACCTGCATCCCAATATTGTGATAGAACTCATCAATATAGAAAAATCTCGTAAAGTCACTCTTCACTCCGTTTGTAATCATCTTGTCCTTTTTACAGCTAAAATACCAGCTTTCACGCCTTCTGCTGCATAACCACCTGTCATATATATTTTTAAGAGCCATATAACAGGCAAGTTTAAGATGGTCACTTTCAAAATACCTGACTTCTTTTGATTTGTCCTCGGGTTTCCCGGAAGTTCCAACGCTTTCAGCATCCTTAAGTTGTTCAGGTAATATGTTGTTCATGCCTTTCAGCCCCTTGACAAATGCCGATACAGCATCATTCATTGCACTTCTTGGAACTGATGTATTTGAAGTAGGATTATCAAGGCAACTAAAATCAATAATTGTGTCCTTTCCAGTATAGAATACTCTAAAACTATTCAGGAACATTAAAACATCCATTGTTTCATCTGTTGGTTTTGGACGATTCCTAATCTTGACATCGCTTCTTATTTTCCCATTTAGATTACCAAGTTTATCATCAGCCCCAACTTCATATACTGTTCTTAATATTCTTGCGTTTGAGAAAGAACTTGCAAACGCATTATCTTCTGATATTGCCGCGCCACACGATGCAGGTGTTAGTAGCCGAGACACATCGCCGCTCTTTTCGTGCAATGCAAGATTATCTTCAATAGCCCTAAATGATAACTTCGGGGCTGGTACCTCAACGCTTGAATATGTAGTTGCCGTAACAGCATCTGGACGTTTGCTTCCGTCAACGCCAGTAACCCATTTCAAGAAATAATTTATTAATGCGCTTCTTCTTGCCTCGGAAACATTTTCTGGTGCCTTATTATAGAATTCAGCCGCCCTCCTTATACCAAATGATGGGTCGTTTTTCTCTATATCATCAAGAACATATTGCTCAACACCATTTATCGTATATCTGTATGTAATAGGGTCTCCAATTATTTCAACTATTGGCGCACCTGGCTCTGGCAAATTGTATGAGATGAAATCGTTTCTCCAATATATTGCACCCTCTCTTAGAAGCATCAATGATGGATAATCTCCATTTTCTACCTTTTTGGGGATAAAAAATTCCTTATCCTTATCAAACGGAACACCCATAAGGAACAGATATGCCCTCGCTTCCGGACTGCTTTGTGCATAATAAAGCGGGTCCATGAATATGCTTGTGATTCCCCCGTCAGTTTTTCTATAAGACGGTAACGTAGGATATGTGTCAGAAGAACCGGCGCCTGGATATAAATCTTTTATTGATTCTGGTGCGGTTTTATAGTTCGGGAACAATCTCGCTGCGTTTTTGAAATCACCGGAACCGTGCTTTGAAATCGCCTGTCTAATTTTTCCTCCACCTGGATAAATTGAACAAGAGAAAGTTGTTTTAAGGGTACCTTCATTGTCTATTTTGACAAACTTGTCGTAATTTTTGGAAAGTGCTGATATTGCATCTGTAGCGTAGCCTTCCAAAAGTGATGGCGAGAACAAACCTACCGGCAAACAATATGAGCTTGCTTTATGTATCCATTTATATTCAAGATTACCTCCGGCACCATTTGCGGAAAATATCGGACGCCCGCCGCCTAAGCACTCTGAAATAATTGAGCTTCCGTCTGTTGCCGTTCTGAGTAATGCCTTGACAAAATCATCTTTTGGATTCATTCCAAGTGTCGTGAACGCCCTTTCAACGTTTCCGACTTCAAGTTCAGCTATAAGATTTGCCTTTTTGGTGAAATTCGCAACGCTTGTACTTGTACCATCATTCGCGGTACCATCCTCATTTGCAACATAACTGCCAGAAAGCATTGAATAATAGCATCTTAAAATGAATGTCTTAACAATCCATTTTACAATGTCTTCCTGACTAAGTTTATCCTCTTTAAGAATATCAACATAAGGATTCCATGAACCGTGCATGATATCGTAATAGTTTATAGGTGCGATGTTTCCTTCCCTTGAAATGACGTTATCTTTCGGGGTAACATCTTCGTCTTTCCTTCTTTTTAAGGATGTGGCATCTATAATTGCCTCAACAAGTTTAACCTCGTCAAGTTTGTCTCCGCCAGGAAGCGAGCCTGGCCATAATGTTGTTATCTTTCTATCCTCAGAATCCTTTTCCGTCTCTTCTTTGAAAAACATCGTGAATGGTGGCAATTTACCTCCATTTGGCGAATCACTTTTCAGTGAATTCTTGTTAACATCAACCTGTATGTCTCCGCCACACAACGTCTCATACTTTCTTGTCCCATCTGAACTTGACTGTATACTCTTTCGGATTCTGTCAAGGGTATTATAGAAGCAAGACATAAATGTGTCAATATGAGCAAATATCATATTGTACATATTCCTCATTGACGGAATGAAACCAATGATATCATCAATCTTTTGCTCCCTTAATTTTGCAATTACCTTCAACAGTTCGTTTAATTCCTTTTTGAGGTCATTAAGAGTATCAACGAAGGAATTCCTATAGTAGATATTGTCAAGCTTGAATGCTCTTATTGTCCATTCCTTTTGTGATTCCCTCTTGTTTATCGGTGCCTTTGCATCATCCTCCTTGAATCTTGTAAGGATTTCATCAATAAGTTCCGAATAGTCTGCTCTACTTGCGCTTCCTTCAACACCAAAATCGGAGCTACTTTCGTCAAGGTTAAGCGTAGGGTTATCCTTGTCCGTAACATCCTTTTTGAAAACAAGCGAAACAACCCTTCCGTCAAGCATTTTCTTTATCTGCTCATCAGTATAATCAGCACTTATTGTTGCTGCTGATGCCTCTGTCGTGGTTGTCGTTTTGCTTTTCTTTATTTCGTCAGCCTCGTTAAATATGCTTTCAAAAAGTTCTTTCGTGTTCAGGGTCTTTCCGTTGAAATATTTGGCATCGTCCGGGTCAAGGCCGTCAGTGTCCGCAGCACCAACAGCCATATCATTATACTCATGGAGATATGTTTCAAACTTCAAGAAATCCTCAAAAATCTTTCTATTTGATTCTGGGGTAGTATTTAACTTAATATAAAAATAGCCGGATGAGTTGTCTTCTGTATTTGTTTTTGACCAGGACCACCAGCTATAATTTGTTGATGTGGATGGGAAATTTGGAAGCACTTTATGTTCAAGTTTATCAACCAGGTCAAGAAGCTGTTTCTTTTTCTTTCCTGACGGTTCTTCCTCTATTTCCTTATCAGCTAATCCCGAAGCATTTTCAGCTTCCCTCTTTAATTCCGGGAAAGTATACATCGGCCTTCCTACCGGATTGTCCTTGTCAGTTGTAAGATAGCAGAAATCGCCAGTTCCCTTTTTCTCGCTCCAAGTATTGCTGCCATAAAGATTAATGTATGGCGCAATATAAACAAACGGGAATGGAAGGTCCGAATACATGCCATACATGTATCCAATGAAGTTTGCATTAACTTCAAAATTTCCGGTTGATGAATTGAAATCAATACTGCACTTCAAAACACTTAGGTCATATGTAACCTCTTTTCCATAAAAACCCTTAACGCTTAGTTTAAAAAGCGGGTACGGAAAACTGAAAAATGCCTTAAAGAAATCTGAATTTGACGTTGCCTGATTCTTACCGAGATTGGGGCCACCATTATTGTAATACTCATACTCAGCTGGCTGCATAAGTGATGCGCCTCGTACGTCAATAAACTTAATGGTTACGGTCGGGTAGTACCAGCTATCATATTTAATTGATATGGATTCGATTCCGAGACATTCTTTCGTGTTTGTCTCAGGGTTGTTCATGCTGATATCAGTAAAATTTGTTGTTAAATAACCCTGTTGTCCAGGCACAGTAGTACCATCCATAAAGGATATTGTACCTTTATCGGATGCAAATTCAAGGACATTCTTTGCGATATCCTCTCCTTCTCCGGTCATACCACAGTCAAACCTGTTTCCATTTATGACACGAAGATTCACAGAAAAGGAATAATCCTCATATGGCTGAGGAATCCCATTCTGTACCTTATTACCCGGGCTGTCAACGAACAAGTTATTCGGTTCTATGTATTCAACCCTACCTAATTTTTTAACGTCATTTTCAGCTGGCATCTATATTACTTTTTGTAAAGCTTTTTATACTCTTCAATTGAGGCTCTGTAATCCTGTATTGACTGGCTAAGCGGATACGGTATTCTTAACTTCGCTTGGTCCGGTATTTCAAATTCAATGGAGCCATACTGCGGATTGGCCTGCATAATGAGCCAACCGTAGTTACTATCATTATAATATTGATATGAAAGAATATCAAGCCTTGTGCGGCCCTTATAGTAGACCTCGTAATAGTCTGTATCCTTTGCTGGTATTGCACCAAACGGGACGATTGAAATTGAACCGTCCTGCCTGAATTGTGAATATCTATCGTATGAAGCCATAAAATTAAAGTTTATTTTTTATCCGAACCCTCTGGTGGCTGTGGTACCCTTGTCCAGAACGGTAAGTGTGTTATAACATTCGCGTCCTCATTCTTGTTCAGTATAACAGGAGACCACGTCATTGAAGTGTCATTTTCCTTGGTTATGTACGCTTCTCTGTAATCAGACCTTCTGTCATAAACAGATGTATTGGCATAATAGTTGAATGATGCGGCATTCTGAAGTCGTGCAATAGGGCCAGAGATATCGCTACCACCAAGGAATGTAAATGTAATATTAACATTTGCAAACATCGGCTGCAGCCCTACGCCTTCCGGATTGAGGTCCCACTGTACACCACCACCATTATCATATTCAATGTTTATACTCTGGATGCATATCTTCGTATTAAAGAAGTCACCTATGCGAAGCACGCAGAATGGAGCACGACCGAATGAAAGGTTACCAGCACCATAAGCACTACCCATTCCGAGGTCTGACGCTGAAATGGTCGGTCCCTGTCTTACACATTGTTGCAAGAATGTTAAACGAGCATTGAAACCTTCCGGCGTAATTGAGTGGAAAGCTGGGTCAAAATAATCAACCTTATCGGAAATATACCTCTTGACCATATCATCGTTCTCGTTTATCTGCTTGAAATATGTGTACTCATTGTCGTAAGTATCATTCACATAATCGTCAGACTTACTTGTATCGTAATACTCTTTATATGAATGCTCCTCTGTCGTTGACGAGATTGTTTTTTTCTCCATGTGCGGTATCAATTCATCTTCTTGTACGTCTTCAATCTTCGTCTTCGCTGGTATAATTTTAAGAGTTACTATGGCAGCTCTTGCAGCTTTCGGCGGAAGGTCGGATTCTGTCTTGTCATTTGATTTATCAATCTGGCCAGTACCTGAGTGGCTTATTTTGTCCCTTGAGTCAAAATTAAAAACGCCAAGATTTCTCATCCAGCCCTCAATTACTGCAGCTCGATTTTCAGCGAGTATTTCATTTGACTTGACGCCTTCGTCCTTTTCCAATATCTTCTGTTCTTCGCCAGTAATATCAGTTACATAACCCGGCTTTATTTGCCCCTTAGTTCCGTATCCATGAACTGATGCCGAGCCTTTAATGCTTATTTCATAACTATATCCGCTGTCAGACGCATCATTTAGTTTCCTAATAACAGTCGCTAAATTCTTATAGAAGTTATATGCCGGAACAAAGTACTTGTTTTCATAACCATTAATCATCAATATTGTCTTTACGGCGGAAAGCTCAGGTGAATCTTGTATCGTTTGGTTTCCTTCGTTAAGATATTGCCTAATTGCGCTCATTCCAGTATCCCCGGTATCGCCTCCCGTTTCTTTACTTTCTTTGACATTTTCAAGTTCAGAACTGCTCCAGAAATCACCAAAAAGCGAAGTATTCATACCGAAATCATGTGTATCCATATAACGGTCCGGATTTGTTAACTCCTCATTATAGACTCTTTTATCAACAGGATAATACCATTCTCTTGGAACCCCTGCTTTATTTTTGGGACACCTGTCATAATATGTTCCGCCATATTTCATGCCACTCGTACCTTTATTACCTCTCTCATAACCAACCCCGCTAGGCTCTCTTGTTCCCTTCTCAAACATTTCATCAAGACCAGCTGCAAACCTGCCTTTGCCCTTTGCTTTAACACCCTTGTTGAAATCTTCCGCTGAGTAGTTGTTCGGATAAAAGAAAACACTATAAAAAGTAATGGCTGGCTCATCATTCTGAACTCCTTTTTTTACCATTTTAGGCCTTTTATCAAAACCTTCCTGTACGGTTGTTGTATCTTCAACAATTTTTGTCATATCGGTAGTAATGGTAGTATATGGTACGTCATATTCTTCTCTTGGATTGAATTCAAGAGAGTCACAACCAGCAAAATAGCGAAGAATCATTTCATCCTTGCTTAACGGGTCTACCTTGTTTGCCGTCTTACCCATTTTACCACCCCTTGTCCATTCATTAATGATTGAAGGGTGGTCAACAAGAATCGTAAAACTGAGGGTTCCGGTTCTTTCCGAGTTGACATATGAATATATCTTTTCTCCACGGCCAATGAATTCGTTTGCATTCCAATCAGCGTGAACTTGCTCGGAAAACTTCAAATTGTAAGGAGGGAACCACATGATACGGCCACCATTAGGGCCCCTCTGTTCTGGGGTCAATGTCATGCCGTAACCTTTTGCGTTACCCATTGTCGTTACTTTATGAAGAGTGTCGCCATTTTTAAGCTTATCGGTCAAATCTTCCGTTTTTTCATCGCCGTTTTTCCTTATCAGTGTGCTGTCTGGAATAATATCTTTCCAAGCAAGGTTTTCAATGGAGAACATACATCTTTTAATAGAATCTGCTTCCATTACAGACCTGTCATTTACATAGTAAGGCGTAAAGATTGGTCTTCCGTTCTCCGAGTCAAGTGACGTAAAGTTCTTAAGCCTCTCATAACCCTTGTTCGGACGCATGATTTGGTCCCCCTGATGAAGTGTATAATGTTCAATACCTGAATTAATTGAATCATCAGCCCACTTACCCCTGATTAAGTGCTTGTACTTTGAGTATTGATAGTGCGTTGTCCAAACACGGCAGTATGGGTTCGGATAACCATTTTCGTTTGTAAGGTCCAGCTTTCTCAGATTCCTACCTCTTGAAAGGCCGTAAATATGGTCGGTTGCGGTATTCAGAAAATCCGGCCTTCCTTCGTCATGCCCATTAAGGGTGGCAAACCTATTGGCGAGCGACCTGATTTTTCCTTCATAGAACATCCTGTTTGTTTTACCAAGCAATCCCTTTATTTCTTTTTCAGGAGAAATAGTGTCAACATTCAGGAAATAGGCATAGTCAGACTGAGGAACAGCATCACGGTCATATACCATAACCCTGTTTCTCGGTTCAAATTCGTAATTTTCAACATAGAGACCATGTTCAGCAACACCATTAAGTAGGTTAAGATAATAGTGAGACCCCATATAATCCCACATATCAAGAAGTGGACCGAAATATGGTTCTCTTCCAGGCACAAATGCTTCAAATTTTTCTTTGAAGCCCTGTACATGGCCATTCATCGTTCTCCTTACAAAATTGTTTTCAAGTGGTTTCAAAACATACGGCTCAGATGGACTGTATCTCTTTGAACCGAGTTTAAACGCGTCAATATCTTGATTGTCAAACGGAAACTTAAGGTCACCGAATACTGAATATGTACTCCTCAGATAAATTTCATCGTTTATTGCATCCTCGCTTCTCTCAATTGCGGCATTTTCAAGGTGTGTATAACCAAGAAGGTCTCGCCCGATGGTCTCGTCAAGAAAACGAAGATGATTTTGCTCACTTTCGTAAACATCATAATATTCACCAATAGCGGGAGCATCTGGAAGGCCAAAATTGTAAGATGTACTTCCCGGACCTTCATATCTTCTCATGTACGGGTTGCCAAGAAGATTTGCGACTCTTGCTGGCGTACTCTTCGGACCTACACCGCCAGAATTACTACTTACGGTTCTTCCAATCTGCCTACGAGATACCCTTGAAACCTCTCTTGTCCCAATTCTTTCATCAAGTCTAGTCCTACTTTCATCGTCACCGTTTGAAAGTTTCATTAACGTTGAATTAAGACCGAAAAGGTTCCCACCCATGTGCATTAATTCCTGTCTTATGGCATGTCCAGTAGCGAACATGTCATAACTACTAATTCCTGGTTTTCCGTTTCTCATCTTTATTTGTTTTAATTAGCGGTTGGGTTATGTCCGGATTCAATTTCCGATTTTGCAATTGCTATTTCGTGTGCCAACATTCTCTTAAAGTCAGTGTCGTTCATTAATTTCTTGATGATTTCTTCTGTTCCAATTTTCCCATTATCACCAGTAACTGTCATTGTTAAGTTTCCGGATATATTGAAATCATACGGTCCAACTTGTCTTGACTCAGCCACTCCTGTTTTGTTTCCTTGCGTTCCGGTTTGTGCCCCGCCCCCTGTTGGTGCTACAGATGCGCCAGGTAAGCTATTTTGTGTTCCGGAAAAAGTAACAGAATTATTCAAGAATCCGTTAGAACTAATTGTCGGTAACATATAATTCGGCCTTCCACCGTTCAATGCCCTATGTGATGCTTCCGTTACCGAATCAGCCATTGTGGCAAGTACGGTAGCTTGGTCATCTTGAGGGCTTCTTGCCTTTGGCGTGCTCGTGCTTCCATCTCTTCCTGAAAATGCTGAATTATTTTTATTTCCTGGCATTGAATCAAAACCATGGTCGGTTAAATATTGATTTAAACCTGTTACAAAGTTCGCTACAGATGTTGTTGCATCTTGTACTTTTGCCCCAAAATTATCAACCCATTCAGAATCCCCGAACATTTCATGTATGTAATCATTCCATGCTTGTCCAAATTCTTCTGGATTTTTTGCCGCAAACGTACTTATTGGGCCTGTAAGAAAAGCCTTATTTGCTGTTGTGGCCGTAAAAGTTCCCAAACTTTCAGATACAAGCTGTATATTTGTTGCAGCATCCATAAGTTTTGGATTTATTTCCTTAGTTAAGAAATCAAGAGCCATATCATAACTTGACATCCCGCTTACTACACCAGGCATTATGTTGGTTCTTGCGGCTTCGTTTTGCAATTGCGCCCTCTTTCCAGACATAATTGCTTCAATGCCCATAACAGACTTTGCAATAACTTTGATATCCTCACTCTCACTCCTGTTCTCTGCAATAAGTTGTTCCTGTAAAGCTTTTTGTTCGTCTGCCTTCATTGCGGCTATGTCACTAAGACTCTTGAACTCTCCGTTAACGGTAACACCAGCCGCACCAGTTTTATCATCAATTGTTCCAATATTAGGCACAAGTTTTCTAAACCCTTCCGTGAGGTTACCCATACCCTGCATCTGATTCATTATCTCAGTACGACGAGCCTGTGCATATGCTTGGTCTATGAGATTGCTCGGGTCAACACCCATTGCCTCGGCAGCACGCTTTAATCTCATCCTGTCGTAGGCATTCATCTCTATCTGATGGGTTGTCTGATTGTATGAAGCCATTCCCTCGGTCATACTTGTAAGTCTATCCTGTAAACCCTCCATATTAGTTAAGCTTTCATTAAGCATTGACAGAGGATTAGCAAGCGACGCAAACGAACCGCCGAGAACCTGGAGCTGTGAAGCAGTTTCAACCGCGCCAGTAACAGAGCCTACCTTGTCAGCAAATGCTGCAACTTGTTTCATGTCCTGTCTGATTTCAGTTGCTTTCCTTGCCATCTCTTTAAGCCCATCAACACCCTTTCTAAAATTGTACATCTGGGCCATTTCAAGATTGCTTGTGAAATTTTCTACATATTTGTCAAGGTTTATACCATATTCGCCAGCTTCCTGGAATAGTTTTCCGGTGTATTTTGCGGCTGCTTTCATTGACTTTCCGAGCTTGTCAAATCCGGCTGTTATTGATGCAACCCTATCCGCGCCAAATACTTTGCTTGCTGCTACTAAGTTTTCAAGTTCTGAATCAAAATTAGGATTTACAACTTCTCCATTTGCATTTTTTTGAACTGTTCCAACTTGGTCAACTGCAACATTTCTTTGAAGTTTTCCCATTAAGGCGGCTTGCAGTTGAATCATTTCTGGTGACGTCATGTTGTAAGATGCGGATAATTGCATCTTGTGGTTCTGTTCAATCGTCCTTGTAGCAATAGCCATAATGCTACTACCTGCCAAACCAGCAGATTTAGCAAGCTCTATAGCAGCACTTTGTACTTTAGAGAACGAGGTAACAATACCACCAATACTTTGTGTGATAGCGTTTATCGTCGAAAACAGTCCGTTTAATTCAGAACCGGCAGGACGTAAAAAATCGTCTATTTGTTTACCAAGTCCAGATAATATTCCTTTCGCATCTTCTGGCATAAAGTTAATATTTTTTTCTTAGTATAAATATCTTCTGTGTAATTTCTTAACCAATAAAAGGGGGCCTAATACCCCCTCTTTCTGTTTTTTATATTCTCTTGCTCAAGTCTTGCATATTCATTTATTGTTTCACCGTCATTAATTGTCTCCTTTCCGGTTCTCTTTTCATAGTCTCTCTTAATTCCTTCCTGTTCCTCATTATGTTTTTGTATGAAATACCTTCTGTCTTGTATTGGAAGTTTCATAACAGTTTCCATTGGGAGCTTCATATAATGAGTGCAACCCCATATTTCATCCTTGAGCATTTTCTCGTAATTACTCGGAATCAACGAGAAAAATAAATTGGTCAAATTGTAGAAACACTGTCATGGAGCCACCTCCGAGACTCTCTGGCTTTTCTATTTCAAGGTTATAATCAACACCAGGAGTATTTTTTGCAATATACTTTCTGATTGCTGATGCATCCTTGATTGGCATCGTACCTATATAATTGTGGATAAATTTCCTATCGGTGTTTCCATTAACCGACATTATCTGCATTTCAAGCTCATTAGTTGCCCTATGTGAGAAATGAGAAGCATCATCCTTGAACTTTTCAGACCATGCAGCGAGTGTATTTATTGCATTTGAAATTTCCTTTCTTTCTGCCAAAGTAAGGATTTCATCCTCTCCGAGATAATACTTAAGTTTGTCGTTGTATTTGAGGATTTCGGCTTTTCTCAAACTGCCAATTTCAGCTTCGTCAAGTTTATTTAGATTAATATAGTCTTTATGCGTCAAAAATCTAAACTTAATCTCATCTTTACTTATCGGCATTTGAAAATCAAACCAACCATTTTCATCGCCAGTAAGAGTAAAATCCTTGTACTTTATCTTGGACAAGTCAATCTGTGTCTCAAACGACTCTTTCGTGAGTGGGTCTGTTGTTGATACGCTATACATGTTTCCATAGGCCGATGCACGAAGAAAAAGAATAATTGCATCTCTATCCCCATCAAGGAGGTCATCCGGGTCAATCTCCGGGTCCCTTAATTTTTCTTTGAGAATGATATCAAGTACCATATTATCCCTATAAAGGTTCGGAGATACAATGATATTCTCATCCATTGCAGTAAGATATGATACTGCAATTCTTCCTTGTTTGTTTGGATAACATTCTCCCTTTGATGGTAGAGGTATAATATCATATGATGCCATCGGATTTGCATCATCCATCTTAGGTATAAGACCGCTGACAGGTTCGGTCTTTAAGGACTTTCTTGTTACAGATTCTACGTTACCTCTCTTCTTTTCAACCTTTGGTTTTTCTGGATTAACTTCCTCTATCTGTTCCATAACGGTCTTCTCTGTTTGTTTCTTTTTAACAACAGGCTTTGCTGATTTCTTTTCACCCCTCAACTCATCCAAAGTACCGCCAAGAAAAATCCATTTATCAATAATATCCTGTTGGCCATTACGAAGCATTTCAACTTTCTCTTCAATTTGGTCTTCGGTATACTTCTTGACATTATTTTCCAGACGCGCATTTTTCATGGCATCTATCGTATCGTTAATTGTCTTTTCCCACATGTCAAAAGACGCCTTAAGCTGTCTTTTCTGCTTTTCCAGGTCTTTGATTTCTATCTTTGGCATCAGTGTCTCTTATTCTTATCTTTTATTTTTCTTTGTTTTTCGGTATATTTCCCAATGGATTCCTTCAAGGTCTTCATTACCTTCTCCGGATTGTCGTGTATATCATGCTCCCAGATTCTTAGTATTGGAATTCCGTGAGATAACGCCCACTCGTCCTTAACTCTATCAACCCACTCGTTGTGCTTCTGCATCGGGTTCTTCTGTTCGTATGTAAGACCGTATGAATGATAGTAATCTCCGTCAACTTCAATGATTACATTTGCATCCGGACAGAAAAAGTCATAAAACCTTCCAATTTCCTTAGCTTCGTACTGCCTGATATATTTAACACCAAGTGCATCAAGGAAGTTCTCTGCAAAAAAATCTTCAAGCTTGGACGTGCCATACTTCGGATGCGGTCTTTTCTTCTTGACCGCCTCTGAAAGTTTCCTGACAGTATTTTTTGTTGTCCTTTTCCTTGATACTGGTTGTGGCATTTATGTTAGTTTTAACTTCTTATACTTGAATACTGCAGTGCATTCGTGGCTGACTGTTTCTGTTGTTACAGTCTCACTCTTTGGCGAGTATCTTGAATCCCAAAGGCTTTTTAATTTGCAATTCGTGAACTCATAATGATAAATCTTTTCTTCATCGCCATGTCTTTCGTGCACATCCATAAATATAGACTTCGGTTTTTCTAAGAAACTGAATAATCCAGGCCTCTTTTGTTTCATAAGTTTAATAAAGATGGAGTAATCACGAATATCGTGGAACGTAACTTCCAGCATTTTTCTCTTATTATCAAACGCACCAACAACCGTGTTCGTATTGACCATATCCGTATACGGGCTAAGGTCAAATGACGAATAAATTTCTGAAATTGGCTCATCTGGAAATGCATCGTAAGCTGGAAAATCGTACGCAATATCCTTCGGGTCAGAAAGTTCAACCGAAACTTCGTTCATTTCTGAATTATCCTCGTACGTAACAACATTCTTTGAATCATCAATTTCATCTTCTTTCTGACATTGGACAGTATCAACCTCGTTATCACATTCTGGGCTATAAAAAGACGCATCAAACTCTTCGGTTGGCTCAAAATAATCATCCAATCCTGGGGGCGGAGGACATTCATAATCGCAATCTTCTGGTTTACCGGTAGGAAGTTTAACGGTCTCATCTACCGAAATAGCCTCAGCCGTATTATTCTCAAGTTCTCCGGAATAAGTAATATTATCAACTTCTTCTTCTTTCGGAATAAAATACTCTGTTGGGTTCGTCAGGGCATTACCGTTAATTACAACTTGCCCGGTTTCCTCATTTATATCAATTTCATGGCCGAGACGATATATTTTCTTCTCGATTTCAGGCTCAATAGTTTCTACTACCTGTAAATCTTCTACATTTTCTTCGCATTTCAAATCATCTGCCGGTGTTTCAACAACATCATCTCCTTCTGTGACAATATCTTTTATATTTTCTTCACGCACCAATTCATCTGCTGGCGTTTCAACAACCTCATCTTCTTCCGTGACAATGTCTTCAGTATTTTCCTTCTCACTTACAACTGCCTCTGTATCTTCAACCATTTCTTCAACAACCTCTACGTCGCTTTCCTCAAAATCCTGGACAAGTGGCTCTTTGCCTTCTGCTGCTGTTTTTGGTAATTCTACTTCCTTTGCGTTATTGGCTGAGATACCGAGCATGTTCAGAATAATATCGTCAGATGTATTCCTGTCGCTCTCTTTCTTATATACGGCTTTCAGTAATGACAGACGAATCTTCGCATCCCTAATCTTTTGAACGAGCGGTGATGCTTTTTTACCACGCAACTGAATTTCTCTGAGGGTTGTATTATACGAATCAATCTGGTTTTCAAGCGTTACGATATCATCGTCCAAAGCCTTTAAGCTTACGACCCCATTATATGTATAGCTCTCAGCAATTTCTTCAAAAATATTCATAATATGCTACATTTATCTACCTTAAAGATAAGGTAAAAAACCATTAAGTCAACAAAATTAGTTTATTCAACTATTTATATTGTAAAAGTACTGAGCGTATGAAAAAGACAGTAAAGAAGAATATTAGCGAGATGAAGAACCTCGTAAATAATATGCCGAAGACCATCAACGAAATTCTTAGTTTTGAGGGTGATGATTCGGCACTTGAAGGGTACGAAGACGAAGAGATGCCAGAAGAAGGACCACTTGACGAACCAGAAGTTGAAGAGGAGCCCGACCAGATTACTGCAAGCGAACACGCCGCACAGCTTATTGACGATATTAGAAAGAAAGCTCTTCGTGCAATGGCTGACCTCGCTGATACCCCAGAGGACGAGAACTACATCATGCTTAAAAAGGTCTGGCAGATGACCGATAGAAAACCTGAACAGCAGCAGCAGAATCAGAATGGACAAGCACCGGTTCAAGGACAAACTGGTGTTGTGCAGCGTTAAAAAATATTTGCCGCACTATTTATTAGAAAAATAAGAAATTAAGATTAGTAATACAATGAGTGACCTTCTGACTAAAATGCCCTTAACCTATGAACCGTTAAGGAAAAATAGATGGATACTTCGCTTCCCAGCAGACCTTGGAATACAGGAATGGACTCTTGAATCAGCAAAGAGGCCTCAAATCAACCAGCCAGCAACTGAAATCCAGTTCATTAACACCTCTACTTATGTAGTTGGTCGTTATACCTGGGGTGAAATCAATGTTGTTTTCCGTGACCCTATCGGACCTTCAACTTCCCAGGCTATCATGGAGTGGGTTCGTCTGACTTCTGAATCTGTAACTGGCCGTCAGGGTTATGCTATCGGTTACAAGAGAGACCTTGAACTTGAAATGCTTGACCCAACCGGAGCTGTTGTACAGAAGTGGATTCTTAAGAACTGCTTCCTCACTGACGTTGATTTCGGCGACCTTTCCTATGGCGATGATGGACTTGCTACAATTTCAGCAACCATCCGCCCTGACTACTGCATCCTCGCTTACTAATCATTACTTTATACCAAAAAATAAGAGCACCCGAAAGAGTGCTCTTATTTTTTTTATTCAACTATTGTCCAAACTTCAAGTAGTTTGTTAAAATCTTCGTACTTCAAAACAGTATACCCATTACTACCGAAAGAAGTACCCCATGAATTCCTAATAACGAATCCTTCAACATTATAACCGACAATTGATATTGCATGATAGCCGTAAAAACTATCACCAGGCCATCTATCCCAAAATTCTGGCCTGTCACTATAAACAGGAAGTGCCCCAACACAAGGACCATTCATTACGATAGCAGTTCTAAGGTCAATTGCATTTCGTATCAACGCATATTCCTTGATTTTAAGATTACCAGCCCTTGAAGACACGCCATGATGTCTGAGGTAATGGAACGCTTCCTTGAATGTCATTCCGTCGCCGCCATTTGTTCTGATATTATAAATCTCGTGATAATCAATTCTATTGTCTTTCTTACTACCGGTGCTGAGATTTTCCCTCCAGTTAAGGAAAGCAGAAATAGAACAGGGAACACAAATTGATTCTCTTCCCTGATTAAGAACACCAGGTAAATACTTTCTATATGAATATGATTTTGGAACGGTTGTTTGCTCTGTTCCGCTCCCAAAAACATGCTCAGTTCCATCCATTTTGGACGGAGCAAAACCGAATTTTACTTCTTCATTAAACATAACAATCCTTATTCAGTTACTACACTTCGTTTAGAAACAACATACATCTCGCCCCTTTCAGTTATGAGATAAATCATTTCACGATTATTATTCAATTCCTTAATGTACATACGCCTAACGACATACTCATTTGTTTCGTAATCATTAAATGACTTACTGAGCCATTCATTGAGGTCTCTCGGAAGAGCATCAGCAACACACATTGAGTCAATCTGACGAGCATTATACTCATGCATTACTTGATACATGTTTTGTGTTGCTCCCATTACAGCTTCCGTATCACTGTTATTCTTGTTTGATACTTTCTTTATCAAACCGCAGCCATTTAACGAAAAGATTACGGAAAGCAAAACAATTAAGCTTAAAAATTTGTTCTTCATACTCTATCTATTTTTTACTATAAATAGTCTTGTTACAGCATAAACAAAATGGGAACCATATCTGGCTCCCATTTATTAAAAGAATGTTTCTAATTAAAGTGACTCGTCAAACTCAACGCTTTCCGGATAGACCACGAAGCTGATGCTGATGTATTCCAATGCCGGAGTAGGCTTGATGAGAATCTTTGCAGGAAGGATGTGCTGGTCGCGTGTCTCTTCCGTAGATTCAGTAACGATGCGGTAGTCATAGATACCTCTGTTGGCCTTAACGTCCTGGAGGATTGGCTCAACCACTGAACGGAACTGCTTTTCAAGCGTTACGTCATACTGCTCAAAGATGAGGTTCCTTGCGGCCTGAGAAACAAGCTTCTTAACACGAATCATAAGTCTTGAAACATTGATTCGGTTGCGAGGTGTCTCCTGATGGTAGAGTGTCTTGTTACCCCAAACCTTAACTCCGTCAACCGCGAATGTCTTAATCGGGTTAATCATGTTCTCGTAGAGTGTATCCTCATCAAGGAGAGTGGTCTTGTAGTATGCCTTTGCGCACTCAACTTCACCACGGGTCAAACCTGCAGGAGAGAACCAAGGGAATGAAACATTGTCGGTAGCAGCCATATCTCTAACAACATCCTTAGTAGCAGGGAGGTCAATATACCTCTTGGCGCTTCCATCATAGTACTTAACCCAAGGCCAATATGTGCAAGCATATGGACTGTCAAGTTCGGTCTCTTCAAGGAACATAGCAACATCATCAGCAGTGTAAGGCATCATGTCAACATCGTACTGAGGAGCGGCCATGATATAGAGAGCATCACCACCACGCCCATCTTCGCTATCTTCAATGATATCAAGAGCATCCTCGCTAAGAAGACTCTGGTCATACCAGTTGATACCAGGTGTTGCAAAAAGGTTAATATCAACATCTTCCGGATTTGCGAACTGCATGTAACCAGCGAGATATGCATAGTAGTCAGTTGTAATTGCAATGTTCGGGAGATTGAGGCTTATCTGAGGGTCAAGCTGGAGGTCGTAATCTCCGCCAATCGGACGGAATATTTCCTTCTGATAGTAACCAGAACCCTCCTTCTTAATGGTATACTTGTTGCCCCTATACTCGTTGGTATTCGTCCTGTGCTCACGGTTTATATCCCATCCATCAAATCCGCCATAAGGATAAACAGTGAACTTACGGAGATTTACATCCTTGTACAAACACTCGTCAAGATAAGCAGTAGGAAGGATACGAGGAATCCTATTGAACTTGTTCATCTGAATCGGGTCAACAGTAGTGAAAGTAAAGCCTGACTGTCCGTCAACCTGTACAATAGGAGCTTCTTCGCCCTCTTTGACGTCCTGTGAAGCTGTAATGATTGCATCAAGGTGGAAACCGTTCGTAAGTTTTTCAGGGTCAGCATCACCAACACCGTCAGCATAAGCGTCAACGCCCTTGTAGTTAAGAATATCATAGTCAAGAACCTCGTCATTAAGACCGAAGTACTGTCTCTTAGGCTTAACCGTATTGTCGTAAACGGTATTGTAGTTCATTGTAATACCGCAGATTGTGTTGTACTTAGGAACCGGGTAACCAAGGAAACCGCAAGGAACACAATCGTCAACACCTTCCTCGCTACTGAACTCAATAGCAATGTACTTTGACTTATTCGGATAAGAACCGTCAATAGTACCAACCTTAAGTCCGATGAAACTTGACTCGCCTTCGGTCATTGAACAGTTGGTGAACTTTTCAAGAACAACCTGTGAATTGTCACTGTCATAGAAGTCACGAACAACAAGGTCAAAGAGACCTTCAATCGGGCGAATTCTCTGAATGGAGATTTTTACCTGATAGTTAGCGGCATTACCATCACTGATAGTGTATACCTTGAACAACTTCTTGACATCAATTGTCTTTGTGGATGCAGCCTTAACCTCAGAAACAATCCAAGGGGTCACAGCACAACGATAAGTTGAAATGAAGTTCCAATATCTGAATTCAGTATCAATAGTATCACCCGATGGAGTATAATCACAAGGGGTTCTTCCGGAATCTTCATCATCAGTTGAACCACTGTCTATGTCTTTCTCCTGATTGCAACCTTCCGGAACCGGACCAAGGCCTTCAATCTTGTAAGGCATCTCGTATACCTCAACATAGCCAGTCTTTTTATCGGCGGTCCATTCCTCTTTGTTGTTTGCCATCATTGTGGTGATGCCATCATAAAGCTCCTTATAAAGAGCCATATCGTATACAGCCTCAATATATACTGGTGCAGTACCCATGAGCGGGTCCTCCGGGAAGACTTTATAGATGTAATCCGGGTCCGAAGGGTCCATTGAAATGTTGTAGATAATTTCATTGCCAGTATCTCCGGTAACAGTGCCATCGCAATATGTAATTTTGAGAGCAAACTTACCGAGGTTAATTTCAATATTACCCCTACAATCATAAGCACCATAGCATGAATTGCATTCAGGTACTGCTTCGCCCTTTATTTCGCAATTTGCACCATAAACGCTCCCAGTGTAAGGCATAATCTCAATATTTGTTACCAGGTCCTCAGGGAATTCAGAAGATTCAACACAGATACCCTGTTGGGTTGTATCACCAGCGTATGACTTCTTTGAACGGAGGATAGCAACAGGAAGCTTACCCTGGCCTTCTGCGGCTGTGCATTCATCATCTAACTTTTCTCCTTCTTTCGGGAGACCAGCAGAAATAACCCATGCCGCACCAGCCCAGTAACCAGAAAGACCAAGAACACGAACGACTTGAAGCTGTTTTGACTCCTCAAGATATGCCTTTGCAATATACGGGAGCTCATATTTTGGATAGTTGGTTCCTTTGAACTTGATTGGGGATGTACCGCCGAAGTAGTCAATGAAATCATCCCAGCTCGCAATTGAAATCGGCTGGAATGCGGGACCCTTAAGGGTCTCACCAGCTACGCCGAGGGTTGTGATACCCAGACTTTTAGTGGAATACTGAATGTCTCTTATCTCGGTGTATACACCAGGAGAAACATGACCACCTCTTGCATCGCTTATCATCTTAAACTAATCTTTTTAACTTATTATTTTTCTATAAATAGTGGCAAATAGCCGAAAATATATCACCCACCATTTTTATTCTCTTACAATGATTTCCTCTCTATATTGTTCTTCATCAGGGTCTTTTTCAGAAACAATACTTTCCTTTATGAACCCGTTAAGGACAATTTCAGCCGGTCTGGCCTCCCTCTTCTTGATAACCTTGCAAATTTTAATCTCGTCACCATTGTGAAACTCTATATCCTCGAGTAGTTCGCCTTCAACGGTTTCGGCAACTGTATCGCCATTAACCTTTATCTTATAGTACCTTGCGTTCTTTGAAAAAGACATATTTGCCTTCATAAGAAAATCAACATCAAGTGTAAATGTCAGGTTTGAATCGCATGGGTCAATTCTTATGTTGATTGAGCCATCACGGTAATAGTAC